CCTTGGACCAAACTTGTTTTTCCAAGGCAGATGAAAGGGCTGTCTCAGCCATAGCAGTGTGTCCTTATTTGAACACTGCGTTGAACGCTTCCCCTGGTCCGACCGGAACGCTTGGGGATTTACCCCCGGCGCTTGGTGCGGATGCGAGTGAAGGTCTAGGCAGTGTCGATGGTTGGGAATGTCCCGACACACCTGCGCTCTGTGGCTGCTGAGTTCCGGCTTTCACGTATCCGTTGGCCTCGGCCCATTTCTGAGCGTAAGCGTCGGGGTCGTCGTCGCCAATCTTCTGCAGTCGTAGAGTCCGCTGGTGTTGCGAAACCACGTAGTCGTAAGGATCCGGCTGACGTTGGATTTGCTGCCAAATGCCGGGGTTCTGCTGCAGTTCAGACTGCAACCATTCCTCGGCGGCTTTGACCTTTTCAGGGCCGTGGTGCCGGGTAGCGGCGACCAGACTGGCGTTCGTGATTGCGTCCCAACGAACACGTTCAATGCGTTCGTTAAGTGAGCGTTCGAAGGCTTCCGGGTCCGCTATGGGGTCCAGTGCCTGAGGGGGCTTGCGTGTGGCCTCCTCATACTTGCGCCGCATGTCTTCAAGCTCTCGCTCGTACTTTTGGCGCTTCTCTCGCTCGTCCAGAACTGCCGCCATCGGAATGTATCCAGGCGGCGGCTGTACGGGCGCGCTCGCTGGCTGTGATGGTGCTGGTTCCAGTGTCGGGGCGGGCTGCTCTGCAGGCGGCTCCGGTGCAGGCGGTGGGGCTTCCACGGGCTGCGAATTGTCTTTTGACGCAAATCGTCCAGTCTCGTCTCTGGGTTGATCCAGAAACGACAGCTTGTCATCCTCTGTCATTCGTTTCCTTGAGTGTCGCCCGGTGAAGCCCGGCGGCGGCTATGCAACGCCCTTAACGATGGCGGCTCGTCATGCTGCGAGAAGCAGCAATTCTTCTTCGTCCTCGTCCATGTCGCGAAGCCGTTTGGCCTCCGCGCGGATGAGGGCGTAAAACTCGTTTATCTCCCTGAGCGCCTTCTGCATGGCGTCAAGTTCAGCAAGCTGCAGCGCGAGCCTTGCGGCTTCTAGCGCCTCTTGTGCCTGCTCTCGTATCTCTGCGGGCGCTTGTGCAAGGGGGGCCTCTGCCACCTCCTCGACAAACTTGACCACGTCCCTGCGTTGGTCGCGGCGCTTGTTGCGCTTCTTGTAGTAGTAAGGATCCCAGCCAATGACCGAGCCACCCGTTGCAGCCGCTGCTGCTTGGGTAAGCGTTGCAGTGAGCGAGCCAGAGCCAGACAGGCTCGCCGACATCGCGCCAGCGGCTTGCTCGCCCCCTTGGAAATACCGCCCCGGAAAGTAGTTGTCGGGAAAGTATCGGTTAGGGAAATGGTCCCCGCTCACGGTTTAGCTGTCCGTGAGGTCGTAGGTAATCGCGCTTCTGTTGCCGTCGCCGTCCACTGTGGCGATGATTCGCTGCTTGTCGTCAACGATGGCGTTCCTGATCGTAATCGTTGTGGTAGCCGCGCCGCTGATCTTGCCCGCCGTAGCCGCTGCAATGAGCCGAAGCGCATGACGGACCGTCAGCCCCTCCTCAACACCGTTCACAGCGTCCAGAATGGCGCTCGCAACGTTGCCCGTGGTCAGCACATCGCCCGTGACGTTGATGGCTGCGGCAAGCGTTCCCAGAGCCGTCAGGACCGTGGTCCCTGCTACTGTGCCATCGCCCTCTACAGCCGCTGCTAGGTGGCCGATAGCGGTCAACTGAGCCGTTGCCCCGCCTGAGCCTGACAGGGCCGCAGCGAGGTTCAAGAACGCCTTCAGGTCAGCGCCTGAGATCGTGCCAGAGCCGCCGATAGCAGCCTGGAGGCTAATGACTAGCTGGCCGATAGCCGTCAGCGTGCCAACGCCAGCAATCACCGCTTCGGCATTCTTGCCGCCTGCGATGGCTGCGGTTAGGTCCCCCTCTGCAAGGATGGTCCGACGTGCTGCCATGCCACCCGCCTTGATGGGCAGCACCCATGAAATCGGGTTAGCGGCCCCTGTCGGGAAGCCATTCTTGTTGGCAATGCTAACGCCGCTGATGACAGTGGCTTCGCCTGCGTAAAAGTTGTTGAGCGCGCCCTTTCCCGTGAAACTGCCACGGTGGACGCTTGACGTGCTTGGCGTGACGATTGCCGTGCTGGCCCCGAAAAGTTGCCGCATTGGATTGCACGCCAAACGGTGGCCGTTCGAGATTAGCGCCATCAGGCTTCTGGCTCTGTTGGCGGCGGATCGTTCAGCACGATCTGGGCCGCAAGCGTTGCGTGATAGTAGTCCCCGTCGCAATGCTCCATGAGCCAAGCCACATGGTCAGGCGTCAGGTCGTTTGCCCCGATCTCGCCCATGTACTCGCGCAACTTCGCTTCCCACATGGCAACGATCTGTTGAGCGGATGGCATTGCTCAGTTCCAGCCAAAATCAAGCGAGAACGTAAACGGTGAGTTGGTCGTGGTCGCTGCGGTTGACATCAGCATCCACTGTAGGCAAGCGCCGTCTTTGACTTGTGGGAGGCTTGGCAACTGGTTCACGAGGTCACGCTCTGACCACATGCCCGTGACAGGCAGCGCGATATCAAGCAACGGCTTGGCAATGCACAAAGCGACTACACCTGTACCAGTGTATGCCGTACCCGCAGACCACGTGAAACTCTCAATGCTGCGGATGCCCGTGTCGCCGCCCTGCTTTGGCAGGAATGGCCCATAGCGGTTGGCAGCGTTTGAACTGTGCGCAATGCGCGTTGCATAGGCATCAGCCGTGGCGTTCATCGTAGGCGTGCCCTGAAAGGCCCTGCCCGTTGAGCCTGCTGTGTTTGTGTACGACGAAGCCGAAAGCGTCGGGCCGCCCGCAGTCGGCTGCGTCTGCACAACAAACATCGCCTCACAGCCGACACCAAAGTCATAGCGGGGCATCTGGATGGTGAGCGTGTGCGTGCCCGTGCCTGCGTCGGTGATGTCAATCGCCGTGCCTGCCACGTAGTTAGCGTACGACGAGGCCACACTAGCAGTCGTGGCCGAAGCGCGGATGAGCCAATAGTCGGTTGCGAGCGACAAGCCACCCGGCAGCGTCGTTGTCGTCGTGAAGCGGACCTTGGTCCCAGACTTCCAATCGTTGGCGTATGTGATGAGATTCGTACCTGCATCAGCCGTAAAGGTGTTCGTGTTGACCAGAACGCGCGAGCCTGTGCCCGTGACGTTGGTCGTGGAAAGGCGGTAGTAGCCCTGCAGGTCCACCAGCTTAGCCTGCCAAGGCGCACCAGTCGCAGCCACAAGCGAAGCGCCCACGTTCAGAATGTGCTTCGTCATCGGCGATACTGCGCCGCCATGCAGGAGGCTGAAGTTCGTCGTGCCGTCGCCGACGTTCTCATCGCAGTTGGACCACACAAGGTCCGTGCCTGGGAAGGTCGTCGCGGCGGGATAGCCGCCAAGGCCAGACAACAAGTGCCAGCCAGCCGTAGCCGTATGGGCGGGTGCAGTTGTCTTGCTACCATCGCGGCGCAGGTACTGGCCATCGACCGTGATGGCTTCGATAAGTTGGTCTTGGGAGGCAAAGCCCGCCATGTGTTAAGTCCCTTCGTCCCAAATGGTGCGGATGTAGCCCGTCAGTGTCGACCCTGTCGTGTTGCCGGGGTGGTACATCAAGATGTTCAGATAAGCGCCGTCATAGATGCGAGGCGGCGGGGTAAGGTTCGTCACGAACTCAACCTCCGACATGGTAGAAGCCTCGCGCATCACGTTGGTCGCCAGAACCTTGACGAGAACAAACGCCACTAGCCCGCCATTCGTCGTCAGATAAGTGACTGACTTGATGTCCCTGACACCCCTGTCGCCCGCTGCAAGTTCGCAGAACGGCCAACCAGCATTTGCTGCACCCGAAACAGTCCCCTTCGTAACATTTCCGGGGTAAGTAAGGGTGCCGGTCGAGTTACACAAATTCGTCGGGCTGGTTTTCTCCACGCCGTCTTGATTTGTGTAAACGAAAGTAAAAGTGCCGCCGCCTGCCGAGGTCGATTGCCCGATTGGCATTACCATGACACCCTCGCCGCTCGTGTAACGGGGCAGCGTCGTATCATTTGTCATCGTTTGCGTTGCAAGGTCGTCCGAGTCAACGAACGGATAGAACAAAAGGTAGTCGAGCAAATGAAGCGGGCCGTTGAGGTTTGCGCTTGAGACCATTGCGCCCCAATGCGTCAGGTACTTCGCAGAGGGCGATTTATCGTCCCCGTGGTAAATCCCGCGCGTTCCGTTCAGCGTCGACGCCTCAAGCGGTGTTGCCGCGTAGAAGTTTGCAGGAGGTCCACCCGCAACCAAGCTAGTATCCTGCCAGAACTGAGAGCCTACCGATGTCGTGAAGTTCTTGCGGTAGTGCGTAACAAGCGATCTGCCTTCTGCCTCTGCCTCGGCAAAGCGTTTAACAGACCGAAACCCAGCCACTAGCTAGCCACCTTGCTCTCGCCATACGCAGTTGCATACAGGCTAGCCACAATCCCGCCGTTGCATTCGCAGCCGCGTTTGAACTCGTCGCGCTCGCGCTTTACTTCAACGCCGCATTCCTTGCAGGAGTAGGTCGTCGGGGGCTTCTGTTTCACGTCAATCATCGAGTTCCCTGTGTACGATGCGGCGAGAGCCACAATCGGCGCAGCACATCACCGTGCCTTTGCCGTGCTTGCCCTGCCTTAGCTGCAAATTCTCTAGTCTGTTGTCGGCGCGGTCGCCGTTGATGTGGTGGACGCTTTCGCTGTCCAGAAGTGGCCTTCCGAGGCTTTCAGCCATCACCAAGCGATGCTGCATCACGTAGCCGGACCTTGCCGCCATCTGCCAATAAGGCGAGGCGCGGTCCACATGCTGCATGGCATAACCTTGCGCGTTGAAAGCGATGCCACCGCGCCAAGCCGCCGACTGTGCGCCTTTCTTGCCGTGGCGCGTCTCAACGCCGTATTTCCTCAAGACCCGACTAACTACCGTTTGATGGGCCTCGAAAGCCGTCGCGATCTGCTGCTGCGACATGCCCAACTGGTACAGGCAGACCATTCTCGCGGCCTCGCCGTCGTAGACCCTGCGCCTCTGGCCCCCGTGGTCTCGCAGCTTGTGGCCTGCGCGCTTAACTGCGGCGCGCATGGCGTACTGGCCTTCGCCGTACTTGGTCTCCAACTGCATCAGCGACATGCCAGCCAAGTAGTCGGCGACCACTTGCGCCTCTACCTCTGCGCTGAACTTGCGCCGCGTAGGCTTTTCGTCAGCCCACCCAGGAACATAAATGCCGTTGTCGTGCAGCACCTTGTAGACGGTGCGAGGGGCAACGCCGAGGCGCTTGGCTATCTGCGTTCCGCTTTGCGTCTTCTTGTATTGCTCCATGACCAGAGCAATGAATTCAGGCGTTCTTTTGAGTGGCTTTGGCATGTTGGCTCCATACGGAATAGAGCCAAACTATATATAACTACTGTTCGGTGACGTCAAGGCTTCCGGCAGCGAACTGTGGCTGGATGCCGTTAGCAACCGCGAGCGATGAGGTCAGCGCGCCTGCGTACAGGACCAAGCCCGTGCCGCTCGCTCCCGTGCCGATGGCGACATGTGTCAGCGTAGCGCCCGAAGCGCCGCACTGTGCGAACTGTGCGAGAGCCGCGTTAGCCGTTGCGCCGCCTGACGGCACATCCCAGCCTGACGTGGTGCGGACGATAGCGATGCGGGCATAGTTCGTATAGCTCGTCTCGTTGGTCGTCTGCGAGCCACCAACACCCGGATCAGCCGTGTGCAGGGACAGGTAGAGGTTTGTGGCAGGGCTGGAGCTATCGTTTTCTGCGATGTCGTTCCACGTGGTCGCGTTGAAGATGAGCGCCAGGATTGAGTTGCTGGCTGAAGTGCTTTTAGGCATCAGGTTATCCCTTGTGCGCGGCCATCAGGGCCTCTGAGAATTTGCTTTGGCTTGGACAATGCAGACGCAAGTGCTTCCTGACCCCGCCCGATGGCGAGAAGGCCAGCGCCTAAGGCTTCCATTGTCTTGTCTGGCTTGACAGGCTGCATTCCGCTTTCCCCGCCCCCTTCCGACATCCGCTTGCGGGCTTCGGTGTGTTCGGCATCGCGGGCCTTGAACTCAAAGTCCATCTGCTTGGCCTGCATGTTGAACTCAAGATCGGCCATCTTCTCTTGCCGCTTGATCTCCAGCATGGCTGTGGCCTTGCCAGTCTCAATCTCGGCCTGACGGTTAAGCCGTTCCATGTCGTATTTGAACTGCAGGTCGGCAAGTTGCATTGCACGCTCGGTCTTGCGCTGGTCGGCCATGTCCTGGCGCTCCAGTTCCTGCGCGTCGGCTTGGGCCTGCATAGCCAGTTCTTGCTGCTTGGCCTGCATCTGCATCTGAGCCTTGGCCTGCTCGGCTTGCATGGCTTGGTCAGGCTGCTGCGACTGTTGCTCCTGCGCTTGCTTCAGCTTGTCCAGAAGTAGCTTCTTCTTTGGCAGCGACGATGCTTCAATCAGCACGTCGGGAGGTATCGGCATTCCGGCCTGTACCAACTCGGCCAGCCGCTGGAATTGCTCTTCCTGAATGACTGCCGTGTCAGGCGTGCTGTCGATGACGATGTCCACGTCCATCTCAGCCGGGTTATTCGACTGCATGACAGGCTGGCCGGTCATTGGGTCGATCTGCATCTGTCCCGTCTGCGGGTCAATCACAGGCTCTGGCATGTTCAGCCCAACAAAGCGCGGGGCGTTCTCATCATCCGTGACCCTGATCCATTTCGGGGCCGTCCAGAATTGCTTGATGCTCTCCCACATGGCGCGGTAGCACCTGAGCTTCCAGTCATCGAACCCGGCCAAGAGCGGGGCCTGTTCCGTCATGCCAGCCTGCTGCTCTGCAAGGATAGCCCTGCCCGACTGAGACTGACCACCACGGCCTACAATGCCCGGTGTCGGACTCTGTCGGCGCATCTCTTCCTTGGCATCGCGGAGCAGTTCGAGATGGGCAGGCGTCAATTGCCTGTCGCCCAACTCCTCAATCTGGCCTTCGCGGGCCTCGATGATGCCGTCTGGCTTGGCCCATTCCTTGCGGACTGCGTCGACATCCAGAACCCCAGGCTCAACCCGAAGCTTGGCTACGTTCAGCAGGTGGATAGCCTTGGAGCGGCCCTTGTTGATCGCATCCTGCGGGCTGACCATATCTTTGACGGCGCCGTAACGCTGGTTGTCGATGTCCACGTATGCGGACTGAGCCAAGATCGGATTGCGCGGCTGCTTCGTCTTGCTGTCGAGGTACTGGCTTGGGCCTTCCTCAAGCACGCCGCCATACACAAACACGCACTTGTTCCAGATACCGCCGCGGCGGCTGTACATCTCGAAGCACATGATACGGCGGGACTTCACGTCAATCCATGACCAGCCATCTTTGGGCCGATCCTTGAACGTGTCGCCCGTAGTCGCGATGTCGAAGGACTGCTTGATCTTGTCTTCAGCGTCTGGGTACAGGTCAATCAGATCCTGCTCATCCATCCACTTGGCGATGCCCATGTAGCGCGCGTCACCGAAGTCACGATCGCGGCTGTACGGGTCATAAAAGAACTCTTCCGGCCTGATGCGCCGAATGCCAGGCTCTTGGCCCTCGTTGATCTCGTTGATGCCAGCGACCACACCCCAGATGAGGAAGTCTTGCAGGCATTCGCGAGCCGTTGCGTTGAACCGGGTCACATCGCTGACGTACCGCAGGCCGTCCGTGGCTACTTCCGCAGCCTCTTGGTCCTGTGGGGTTCGGCCCCAGCCTTTGGGGTCTGTTCTGCCGCGCTCAACAATACCAATGATGGCGTTAATCGCCGGTTTCACGTGATTGAATACCAGCGCAGGCTGACCACGGGCCTCAAGAATGCGGCGCTCGTTGTCGGTGAACTGGTCGCCGTCATAGTACCGCTGGAAGACCTGAGCCGCGCGCCTTGCAGCGTCGAGCATGTCCATGCTGACAGTGGCCTTGCGCTTGACGGTTTCGAGGTAGTTATCCTCGGCCTTCTGGTCTGAGACTTTGCGCTTTGCCATTAGTCAGCGTTCCGATAGCGGATGACGTGCGCCCACTCAGGCGCGTCAGGACAGCCACCATCTTTGGACGCCGGGAGAATCTCGGTCGTGAATGACAGACCACGGGCGCGCTGTTTGGCAACGATTGCCTCGCACTCCTGCAGTGTGTTCCACCAAAGCGCGGGCTTTTCCATCAGGTCTGTCATGCTGTCTTCCATCCGCCCTGAGCGGCCAAACTTCTGTTTCTTGTGTACCTGTCGACCGGATTACGTGAATGGTCGACCTTGGTGAGCAACGCAGGCCATGCCTCGTAGACCGCCCTGCCTATCAATGAGCAGCAGTCAACCGCGTCGTCATGCTTGCCAGCGGGAAAGCGGATAAGCTGGTCAACAACCTCGCCAGCCCAAGGGGACTTCGGAAAGCTGACCTTGCCGTTAGCAGCAAGTGCCTGGAACGCTCTGGCCCGTGTCGGCTTGTCGTGGATGCTTGCCACCCACTCAATGCTCGACCAGACCTTGCGTTCATCCATCCGTTTCTTCAGGACAGACTCGATGGCCCTGCGAATGACGCCGCCTTCAGCGAATACGGTAAGCGGCTTGTGCTTGGCCATGAGGTCAAGCATTCGCTCGATCCAGACCGACGCATCAGTCTGGCCGCGCCACCAATCGACAGCATATATGGTTGAGTCTGGACCAACGCCCCATACGGCGAACTCAGTCCAGTCACCGCCCGCATCGGTAACAGCGAAGTCACAGGTAATGAACAGGTTGGTCTTTGGTCGCTCTTCATGGGTCTTGAACCATTCCCGTCTAAAGAACGTGCCCTCATCAGGCTGCGGGTCTTGCTGAAACAGCGCAGAGAAGAACCGGGGCAGCGAGTTCGCTCGGATGCGGTCGAGGCTTTCGATAGGGTAAGCTTCCGGCCAGAGCGCCGCCCCGGAACTGTCTATGGCG